ATCAGCCTTCCAGTTGATGCGCTTGGATGATTTCTTCTTCTTCGCGGCGGACGTACACTGCGCCATCGTAGGTCGGCAAGCCGGATAACCTTTACGTTTCTCACCCTTCTGGCGTCCGCAAGATTTTCCTGTCTTACAGTCAACCCAGCCCTTCCCGTTATTCTGGGAGAACCATTTGCGCAGTGAGTTGTCCTTCTTTGCCATCAGTAGTTATTCGTCTCTTTCCGACGACCCTCTGTAACTTCGCCGCAGCCATAAGCAACATAACCGCCGTCTTTTAACTTCTTCTTCACAGGGCGCTTGCGCTTCTTAGAAGATTCGCCCCAGTTTGCGGCTCCCACTTTTCGGCACTTGGCTACCGCTCCGCTTGCGTATGCGCTGGGCCACACCTTGTATCGAGCTTTCACCTTCTTGGCGCAGGCGTCGAGCTTTTTCTTTTTTTCGGCCATCACTCAGCTCCTCTGGCGGCTTGGAGACCTGGAAGTACATTTGTCCACGACTTATCAAGGTGAGCCTGCCTTTCTGTTAGGTCGTTTACAGCTTGAACCACATGATCCATTTTAACGTCCATTACTTCTGTCCGTTTATCGACCGATATAAGAGTAGAAACCATCCAGACCAATCCCGCTGAAGCAAGGGTTAGGAAAGTTCCGGCCAACATTAATTGTATGCTCTTGTCCAAATCTGTCACCACATCTTACACGACCAGTAACGGGCCGAGAGTTTGTCTAACTTTTTAGTGTCACATCCATGACGAGCCCTAAACGACTTCCGACGTTTAGGGTTGTTCTTTTTAATAGTCATGTTTGCATCGCCGAACCGGATGATCTTCTCTTTGCCTTTGTCGCAAGCCTTGACAACAGACTTCTTACCGCCAGAAATCTGGCGTTTAGGTTTGTTGCACTTCATCTTTGACTTGTCGATTTTAGCCATGAGGTTTTCCTACGCTAGGAGAAACGTAAGTTCGGTTCCCGCGCCCGTAAGCGCAGAAATGTATACCCCAGAAGTAAACAACATCCCATTTTCAGGAATGTATATCTCGTTCATGCCTGTGGGAAACTTCTGAGTTAACATCGTTGCTCCCCCATTACCATTGGTAAGAGTGAACGAGCCCGCCGCAGTCGCGTATATGTTTACGGCCTGAAGTCTAGATCTAGACGGCCCTATAAGAGCCGCCGCCGCACCTTGCGCATGAGTATACGCACTTATGTCTGAGCCTGCCATTGAACTCTCCTATTAGCTGAGTGCAGCGCCAACAGCAGTAACCCAAGCCGCGCCTGTGTTGATAACAATGCAATATTCATTGTTGCCTGCGCCATTGTCACTAACAATGTAGGCAGTGCCAACAGCAACGGAAGCAAATGCGGGGAGGTTAGCAGTCGTAACTACAGGGATTTGGAAACCGTTATTGGAACGAACGGGTCCGGAAAAAGTCGATAGAGCCATCTGAATCTCCTGTCGTGGCTAAAGTCAGCCGCACCATGCGACTGTCAGGGATGCCTAAACAATACAGAAGAATAAAACAAAAAGAAAGGGGCAACCGAAGTTGCCCCCAAGATACGAACTGTATCTATTCTTAGGCTGCGCCTGGTGAACCAAACACGGCACGAGGATCGCTAAAGCCGAAGCTGTAACGCTCACGCGCTTTGAAGCGCATGTTACCTGTGTCGAAATCAGATTCCATGTTGGTGGACATTGGAGTCCGCTCAAAGTGGACGAAACCACGAGGTGCGTCTGTCTTGATAAAGAACGCATCTGGATCTGTAAGGAAGTCGTTGACGGCATAGCCTTCAGGCAACATTCCCATAGAACGGATTGCGTTTGTATCGTTGTCCGCTGTACCAACACGCAAGTTGGAAACCATCAAACGCTCTGCAACGAATTGCAGCTGACGTGGAAGGACCAGCTTCATGCCGCGTAATGCGACTTTAAGACCACGCTCGTCAACAAAACCTGCGATGTTGATTAAAGCATCTTCAAGAGATGTTTCGTTCAAATCTGCAGCTACTGCTGGTTCGTTGGCAAACGTACCACCGGAAGTAAGTGGGTGGTTAGTTGCACACAAAGCAACTCCGTCACCGCCAGCAGATGCGCCAGCCGTAAAGGCATTGTTAAGAACTGCAGCAGCCTTAACTTGCTTTGAGTGTGCCATTGAGCGAGCCAACGCACGAGTGTAACGCGAACCAAGACGATCATAAAGATTGTCTTCGATAGCTTCCTCAGTGATTGAGAATGCCAGCGCCACTGTTTCGTGGTTGTAACGAGCAGTGTATGCTTCGTTAGCGTCGTCAAAGTTAATTGCACCACCTTCCGATTTGGTCGGTGCTGCGCCGAAACCAGACAACATAACTTCCTCTTCGAATGCTCGATCAGAAGACTCTGTTGTAAAGATCTCTGCGTGTTGGTTTTCGTACCGAGAGTACTCCATACCAAACAGCGCGTTGAGGCCTGGTTCTAGCTCTTTCGCTAGTTGTGCGCGTGAAATAGCCATTTGTTAGACCTCCTTATACGCCTGTGTTCGATACTGTACCAGCAACAATAGCACCGTTTCCGGAGTTAAAGCTGTTGTTCAGTCGAACGATGAGTGGGATACCAGCCGCTGTGTAGTCTTGGTTTTCAGGGTCGTCCTGAATACCGACAATGCGCAGTTGAAGCGCAGCGGTGGCGGCGATTGTGCTGACACCCAACGTCGCAGAAGAAATACCAGTGGAAGAAACACCACTTGTACCAGCTGCAAAGTTCGCATTAGCAAACACATGACCGCGAGCAGTAGCTTCGCTTGTGAGCGATGCACTGGATGCGATTACAAATGTTTGATTTGGGTTGTCATAGACAAAGGCTTTGATGGGATGATTAGAATCCGCACCAGAACCGGGCCAAGAGTTTGAGAAAATCTTTTCACCAGTAGTAGACGAAACGTATTCACATCCCCAGAAGACACCAAGAAGACCTACAGTGCCCCCTGTAGCCGCGCCAACAATGTCAATAAAGCCAGTTGAAAGCGGGATAACAGGAGAACCTTGATAGATCGCGTTAGAGTTTCCGGATGCGATACGATATTCGGTTGTACCAGTGGTGTTTGCGCCAGAACCCTGGACGCCTACCGGACGTAGTCCGAATGCACCGTTAGTATTTGCCATCGTAGCAATCCTTTTTCAATTACTCGGAGTCGCGACCGCGACCGCCGAAAGTTACACGACTTTGCCGACTGTTCTGAATCGGCATTGAAGGATGTTGTTCCTTCATCAGGTCCTGATCTACAGCAGTCATCTGTTCGCGGGTTCTGCCCCCGTAATATGCAGTTCGTTCTGCTACTGTTTCTTCAGGTATACGGCACAGCATCAGTCCACCTTGTCCGATAATGCCTTCGTAACGACCATCATCGATAGTCGGCGCTTCGTAGTTTGGATACTCATCCTTACGGACGGGCTCCCATCCTTCGCGAAGTTTCGCATTAACATTCATCTTGTCTTCTTCGCCGCGCATTGCGACTCGAATCCATCGATGCACGAACCCATCAGGTGCGGGCGGTGCGGAAAGGTGACTGGGCGGTGCCCATGGTTTTCTGCGCGTTTCTGTATCGCGGGTTGCGCTCTCGCGCGGTTTTCTGTCAGCCATGTTATTACTCCTTCACATACTTGGCGTATTCTTCAAGAGGTACGCCTAGCTTTTTTGCAATCGCTACTTGTGAATGCGATAGCTTGACCGACCTGCGCCCTGGTTTAGTGCTGCGGGATGCGGAGTTACCAGCAGAAGCGACCTGACTTCCTCCACCCGATTTCTTAGCCGTCTGAAATTTATGCGGAAACTCCGCACGAATACGACGATCAACCTCAGTATAGTACTCATCGCTGCTTGGGTCAAACCCTTCGTCCTCGGTGAGTTGACTATGCAATGCAAACGCAGCCGCGGTCATAATCTTGTCCTGACCAAACCACTCGTTCTTAGTCGCCCAATCTTGAGCGCGAGGATCCGCCTTTTGCTGCTGCTGCTGTTGAGCGGGCTGCTGCTGTTGAGCGGGCTGTTCTTGCTGCTGGACTTGTACTTTAGCCTGCTGGTCTGCACGAGCCTTAGCCGTATTATATCGCTGAGTTTCTATAGCAATATTCGACAAAGCCTGTTGCGCTTCCAGCATCTTGTCTGTGTCGCCTGCCTCGTATGCTTCTTTATACACACGCTTGGCAGCGTCCGTTTGAGATTCAATGCGGGAGCCATACTCGCTCAGATACCCTGTATCCAAGGCCTGTACACGACTCTTCAGTTTCTTGTTCTCTTCAAGCAGCTGAGTCGAGACACGCACGGCTTCCGACTTGTCCCGCTCTTCCTGTCGATACTTTTCAGTGAGCTTTTTAATCCGACTCTGTACGCCCTTGCTGTACGAATCTAACTCAGTTTCTTCCGGTTGAGCGGCAACAGGCGCTTTCTCTTCTTCCTGTTGTTCTGGTTCCTCAACCACAATATCTTGTTCTTCTTCAGACATAACCTACCTCCTATACATGCTTGATATCGTCAGGCTCTAAGAGCGTTGCGATAACCTCGTCATCGTTGATGATGCGAACCTCTCCCCCGTCGATCTTAAATCGAGACCCAGAGTACCGACCGATGCATACCCACTGACCTTCTTTGCACCAAGGTTCTCCACCTGGGCCAAATTTGTCAGTGTCTTTGTACGCCAATGGGCCGAGCTTCATCACATAAGCCACAACTGTAGCCACAGACTCACGCTCTCGGATCTCATCAGGGATGTATAAACCACTCGCCGTCTTAGCTTTACCTTGATACGGCATAACTAAAACCCGCCAACCTGTTGGCTGCGGGAGACGTTCGAGTAGAGATTTGTCTAAAAGGGACGGGTCTAACACCCGTTCTTTAGCGTCAACATATGCGCTTTTCAAAGGCTCAGACTCAGCTTTTGCCGTGTCCTTCTCTTTGTTAATTTTCTGCGCAACGTGTTCAGGAAGATATAAGGTCTTCGACATCGTCTACGTTTCTCTCCAGCAGGGCCTTGATTTCTTCTCGCGCGAAAGAGAGGCCCCGTATCTCTCCCACAGACATTTTGTACTGCTCCCAGTCTTTGACAGCACCGCTTGCAAGAGCATCGGAAATCATTTTCTCCTGCTCCTCAAGTTTCTTATACATGTACTTTGCCCAATCGACAACATCCATTACAAGTTATC